AGGAACTCATCGGCGTTGACCTTCTGGACGAACATCTCGGGACCTAATACCTGCTGGATCGTGGTGGCGACCCGTAGAAGGGCCTCCCGATCTTGACCACGGCCGACGCCATCTAGGCCTGCTACCACGGTGGGAAGCACAAGACCCTTCGGCAGCTTCGGCAGCTGGCCATTGCGTTGTAGGACGGCAAGGCGGCGCTTCAGGAAGGGGGCCACGACCTCGGTGGTCAGGGTCCCCAGGATGCCTCCCAATTGTTCCATCACCTCCTGCTGGACGGCTCGGACTTCTTCAGCGGTTGTGCGTTCCGACTGGCGGACGGAGAGGATCAAGAAGGCTTCTGACAGGCTCTTGGTGAGGGCCTGGATCATCTGATAGGCAGTGGCAAAGTCAGCCTGCTTGCCTAATTGGACGGCAACCAGGTCTTCAGGACGCCCCACCAGGATGTCACCATTCTCAGCCTCGGCAAACTCCTTAGGCTTTGTAATGGCCCCAGGGTTCAGGAGGTAGCGGATTTTGGCAGCTTCGGCTGAGCCTTCGACCAGGGTCTGGGAGAGCCCCTCGAGACTCTTAAGGTCCCCGATGAACTCCTCCACGCGACCACGGCCATAGTTCTCACCGTCGACGATGTTGAAGCGGCAGGGGATCCAGGCCGGAGCATCTGTGGGACACTGGCCAGCGGACTTGGGGAGCTTCTCTCCCTCGACTTCTTGGTGCCAACGCCACTGACCTTCGATCACCTTGGCCCAGGTGTAGACCAGGACCTCATCCTCCTCCAGGTTAATGGTGGGGACGGCCGAGGGGCCATCAGCATCCTTCTGGACGCTGTTGGTGTTCTCCTTGCGGCGTTGGTGAAACTCTTTGGGCAGGGTGTCCTTATCTACACCCTCGACGGTGACGATCTCAGTGGGACGACTGTTGCCATCTCGAACACAGACGAAGCGATCAAATGGGTAGAATTTGAGGCCATCCTTATGATCGAACAGGAGGCCGTTTCCAGTAGCCACGGCGTGCCGCATGGCCTGGGTCAGCGTGACCCGGTCCATACTACCGGTGATGCTCTGGTTGACGATCCTCTCCATCTTGGCAAGGCTCTGGTCTACCTCGGAGCGGATCTTAGAGTTAAGCTCGGGGTTGGCGACGAACTCACCATCGGATACCTGCAGCTTGAAGAAGCTCGTGTTCACGGGGAACAGCGCCATCATCAGCTTGGAGGCCATGACGTTGACTCCCCGGGCGCCCATAGATTGCCAGGGGGTCCGCAGTAAGGTGCCGGCACTGTGTCCAGAGGGAGGCAGCAGGTAGGGAAGAGAGAGGCTTGCGGCATAGCGAGCCGCATCTAGAAACTCGGTGCGGGTGGAGGAAAGAGCCTCGTAACGTTCGGCTGCGGTGCGGGTCTTCATGGCTTACTCCCAGCTAGAGGAATCAAGAGTCCAGCAGGACCACGAGCTGCCCTGCGGGGGGCTGTCCGTTGGGCTTCAGTTTTGCGGATGATGCCAGCACCGGTGGGTGAGGCAGCCATCCAAGCAGGAAGCCCCGGGGGTGCCGGGGCGGGCTCAGGAAGAGCCAGGGGAGGCAGCGGCGCGGGGGGCGGCGGAGCCTTCGGTCTAGAGGTACACATTAACTACTTGGCAATGGAGAGCTGAGCCTTCTTTCTCTGGACCCGTTGACTCAACTCACCCATAGGATCCTGCAGATCCGGAGCGTTGGCAGTGACGGAGGATGAGGTCAATGATTCGATTGTGGCTAGGCCGCTACTGGGAAGCCTCATGGAACTGAGGATCGTATTGCCGAAGTCTGGAGCCCCCTTGGCCCAGGGATCCTTAGGATCTAGCGTGGGGGGAGTGGGAACCAGGGGGGCAGAAGGAGTAGGCGTTTTTCGGTTAAATACTCCCGTAAAGCCCTTTGCAGGATTGTTGGATGAGGTAGGGGTTGTCCTCTCCGTAGGAGGTCTACACATGATCGTGAGGATAGGGAGAGGTTGGGATGTCCAAGGGAGAAAATCCTTTTAGCGCAGTGTTCAGTCTCCGGCAGATGTCTACCTGGCCAGCCCGGAAGGCGAACTCCTTTTCCGAAAGGGAGATAGAAGGATAGGTATCCGGGAAGGCAAGGATTAGCTGGTTGACCAGGACGTGGAGGGGACTATCCATAGGAGGGGAGATCGACGTTAGAGGCCTCGAAGAAGGCCGGCATACGGGCGGAGCGGGTAGCCTTGAGTTCAGGCGATTTGCCCCTGGCAAAAAGGTTGTCAGAAGCCTGAAGCCAGAAGCTGGCCCGCATCTGAGGCTCGTCCATTGTCCGATCTTCCAGCTTTCCGAACACCCAATCTACGGTTGCCTTTCGCAGAGAATTGAGGCTAGGGGAAGCCTTCAATCCCAGCTCGGATGCAACCATGTGGTGGACTGCGACGTGAACCTGCTCGTCACGGCTGATGTCAGCTGCGACGGTTCGGATCCCGACGTCGCCGGCAAAGCGAAGGAAAGGCAGGAGGACGAAGAAGACCGACCGCTCTAGGATGGCAGCCTTTAGGATGGGGTGGTCGGGGTGGTTGACCCAGGCGTCACGGATGCCAAAGCCCACTTGCTCGGTCGCTTGCTTGGTGCCATGGGCGTCGACCACGAACTGCAGGGCCTGATCATGGCGCTCTTCGTCAGCCATGTTGGACTCGAGGGCTTGGACAACACCTTCGGTCGAGGGGAGGTCACGAGCCAGCCCAGCGGCGAGGAGATCGCGTACAGGCAGCTCCAGATGTCGGAGAGCAAGGCAGCGATGGAGTGTTTCGCGGGATCCCTCCGTAACGGAGCCCTTGGAGACCTGGGTGGGTGTCCATTTTCGCTTGCGGGTGAGGACAGAGACATATGGACTGGGGGAGCTCATCAGATGACGGTGCGAGTGAGGTGATTTGGATCGGATTCATCGAGGGCGTGGACCTCCGGGCCCCAACCGGTGGCTAGCAGCTCGTCAGATAACAGCGAAGCTGCTTGTGGATCAGGAGCAGGGGGTTCGTGATCCACAACAGGATCAAAGCCTTTTAGCCACTCCCTGAGGGCATCACCGGTGAAGGTTTTGGTAGGCCAATTGATAAAGCGGAGCAGGGCCTTACGATCAGTAAAGCCTCTGCTGTCATGAGGTATCCAAGCGATGAAACTTTCGCCGTTCCACCGATCAACTTGCCTCTCGACGAACAAGGCACCTTGAACTTGGAAACGCTGAATGCGGCTCACTATTCGCTGCAGCCTCCATTAAGTCCGCTGCAAAAGCCGGATATTTGGGCTTCGTCTTCCTCGTCAATGGGCTCAAACTTGAACCAACTGGCTTTGTCTCCGAGGATGCCCAGGGCGTTGTCTTTGGCTTGTGTATCTGGGGCCACCTGGAGGGCGTAGTAGAGGCTGGTCTGGGGGCTGTCGAGCCAATCAGCTAGGAAGTCCCGGTCGTAGGTGACTTGGTCGCTCCAGGAGTTGAAGCTGTAGCCGTGGAAGAGAGAAGTGTCCTGGAAGAGACCAACAATACCATCGGCCACAGCCTTGAAGTTGTCCCAGCCTACTTCAGACGCCGTCTCAACATTGGGCGGGTACTCGTAGGTCTGGACACCGAAGGTGCCGGAGTCCCGATCCACGCTATGGCTGACAGGAGGGGCTATCTCCGGTGTGCAGGCGTAGCCGTTTATGTCGCTGCTGCGGTAGGAGCAAGAGGCAGTAGGAGCAATGGCAAAGGCGCGGTCAAAGCCAGCGTTGAGGGCAATAACTGAAGCAGTGTTTATGGCCTGCTGTAGACGATAAACAAGGTTTACAGCCTTAGAACTTGCATCCTGCCTGCCTTGGAATACCGCAGCCAGATCAGCATAGGTCACACTCTCCTGAGCCAGGAAGTTGGCCAAGCCCAGGAGACCTAAACCTACCTGCTTGTCCACTGCTGGGCTGAGGTAGACCCCATCAGCATCAACCCCTGTATTGGGATGCATGGCAACCAAGGAGCGCATGCCCTCAACGAAGGCATCGGTCAGGGCATCGACGGTGCATTGACCGAGGTTGACGTGCTGCAGTAGGCAGGTCCCCCGGTGTGGTAGGTAAACCTCGAGGCAAACGTTGCCGTAGATTTGTTTGCCCTGGTCGTCGTATTTGATCTTGTTAAGCCAGAGGTCACCGGAGGCGACGGCCTGGAGGACAGCGTCGATCAGTTCCGGCGAGGCGTCTTCCAAGAAGCGATCATCCACATCCAAGCACCGCTTGACCCAGGGGAGTTCTCGGCGATCGGCCTGGACGAACTCAAAAGCATCGGGGTGGGTGTAGTTGAGGTGAAGCGTGATGGCTCCATTCTTGAAGGTACCGCCTCTGCGGAGGATCTCGTTGAGGGTGCTGTAGATCTTGGCGAAGGAAACGGGACCGGAAGCGGTCAGGCCACGGCCGTTATCGGATCCTCTGGGACGGAGGTTGGAGAGGTGGATCGAGACGCCGGCACCATTGCGCAGGGCGTAGGAGGTGAACCTCCAGGAGTCCTCGATGCCGTCAGGGCCTTCCATGCGGTCCTGGACCACGAAGACGGTGCAGGAGACGGGCAGCCGGCTGTCAGGGTTGTCGACCCAGGACTGCACACGGCCCGTGCGAGAGATGAGGTTGGAGACGGGTCGGGTCATGTGAGGTTTTCGGTGACGATGGGGGACTTTGGTTTGTGCTCGCCGCACCAATGGGAGAAATATCTATCAATGAAATCAGGATACCGGTGGCATTCCCCGTGGGGATCGCTAATAGGCTGATAGAAGCGGCAGGTTTTGCAGGCAGGCTTGGTCATGGGATCAGATCGGACAACTGGGGTTCAAAGTAGTTTGGACCCTTGAGGATCTTACCACTGGCATCCTTGATGGGCAGCCCATCGATGTCCCGCTTGCTCATGTTGGATTCGAAGACCCTGGTCACCGCCAGGTCCAGGTTCCAGCCCTTGGCGGCAGCAAACTGGTAGGCGGTGAAGACCAGGTCAGCCAGCTCCTTGAGGGTATGGGCCTCGTCGGTTTCGGCATTGGCCTCGAGGAACTCGGTGAACTCCTCGTCGATCAGGCCCAGCTGGAAGCCGGCAGTCTCAGGGGCAGGCGTTGGAACTCCAAACGCACTCCTCCACTTGAGGGCCTCGTGGGTGTGGGTCATGTCGGGGGTGAGGCTCATGGTTGAGAGGTGTGGGGGTGGGCAAAAGGATCAAGTCTCTCCTGAAGCTCCCGCTTTTCACGGTTGCTGATGTTGATGATTTCCTGCAGTTGGGTACGCTCCTGTTGTAGTTCTTTAATAGTCTGGTCTCTAAGGATCACCTTTTGTTCGGATTGGGTGATTCGCTCCTGAGTCTGAATGACCCACTCTAGGTGCTTGAAGTAGGCTTTCATGAGTCGTGCTTGATAAAGGGTTGGTTGTCGGGGCCTGTGAACCGATCATCTGTGCCCCAGCCATTGCGCTGGTACTCCATCAGGAAGAAGAGGCAACAGCCAGCATGGGCAAGGTGGCTCTTACCGGTCTCTGGATCCTTTTCCTCGCCGGACCACCACGCGAAGATGTGGCGGCAGAGGGCAGCAAAGTAGCGACCCCAGCGGGCTCCTCTGCACCAGTTGTTGGCATCGTACTTTTCAGCGCCAAAGGTAAGGACCTCAGCGATCTCGGTGACGGCTGCCCAAGGCACCAGCTCTAGGCGGGGCTTGGTAGCAGATTCAAAGCTCTTCCGGGCTTCCCCGTTTGGCTCCCAGGCTACGGTCGAAGAACTCACGGTAGGCTGGGTTGTGTTGGATGGAACGGAGCTCACGATCTCGAAGTCTTCGTCCGAGCCAGTCGTTTCGAAGTGAGCGTTTGGTAAGGGAAAGGCTGAGTTGAAGTCTTCGCCTAAGTAAGGCACCTCGAAGATTGGTTGTAACTTGCAGGAGCCTGAGTTTGATGAACTCTGGGACATTGGGGTCTTGGAAGAGGATGATGAGTAGGGCAGCAGCACCCCACGTTGAAATTATGAGGGTGTCCATAGAAGAGGGGTGCGACTTGTCCAATCATACTCCCCTGCTCGGAGAATCCGTGCAAGCTGGGCATTTTGTAAAGCGTCTGCTTCCGTGAGGCCAGCCTTGACAAAGGCTTCAACCACAGCCTCCCACCAGAACTCCCTAGGGGTCTTGTCGAGCAGGGCCTTAGCCTTGACCGTTCCGATGCCAGGGCAGCCTTTGTAGCCGTCCACAGCGTCGCCCGTAAGGATCTGCTGGAAGAAGAAGTAGTCGCACTCCTCTAAGGTGGGCGTGGTCTCGTCAGCACCATTCCACTGGCGGCACTGAATCTGTTTAAGGTCTTTGTCTGCAGAGATCAGCACCACGTTTTCGGTGGTTTGATGACAGCGCAGCCCTAGGAGATCATCAGCCTCGAGGCCCTGCTCTAGGTGAGAAGGATAGGCCTCGCAGGCCCACTTGACGAGGCGATGGAAGCCGAGAGGTTTCCGCTTGAGGCGGTGGCCCTTGTACTCGGGATCAACCAGCTTACGGAAGTTGGATCGACCTGTAAAGAAAAGCTCGATATTCTGACACTGGAAGTGCTGCTGCCAGAGGTTCAGAGTCTCAAGGAAGCGGCGCTTGGCTTGGTTGAAGTCCGAGGCGACCATGTGCCAATCCCCATGCTCTACCTCTACCTCGCTGGATTGGCAGGAGGTGTAGGCCGGGGTGTCGGCGTCGATGAGCAGGATGTCGGGTCGAATGGAAAGCGTTTTGATCATTAGTGGCAATCTGCCCAGGATGAACCGTGCTTGGCATCGGAGGCCAGGGGCACGTTGAGTTTGAAGGATTCGCCGACCGAAACGATCGACTCAGTGAGAATCCGCTCGACGGTGTCCACTTCCACAGGGGAAACGGCCACCTGGATCTCGTCGTGGATGAAGCCCAGAGGGGTGTAGTCGATGCCAAGCCGGAGTTCGAGATCGATCCTCCGGTAGCTCTCCACCACCCAGTTCTTGCAGACAATGGCGCCAGCAGACTGGAGCAGGTAGTTGAGGGCAGCGTGTTGCTTGCCCTGGAGGTAGAGCACCCGGCCGTCGAGGGCCTTGAGGGTGTCGTCCTTGGAGCGAGCCTTGACGGACTCCAGGAGAGGCCCAAGGCCAGGGATAGCGGCCACAAAGGCCACCCGTACCTTCTTGCCCAGGGCAGAGGCCTGCCGGCCCTTCAGGAGGGGGTTGACGGTGCGGCCGAGCTTCTCGTCGCCTGCCCCGTAGAGGAAGGCGTAGGTGATTGTCTTCACGGCTTTGCGGGTGATCTCGATGCCTAGGGCTGCTGTTGTGGCGTCGGCGTTGATTTGGTGAATGTCTCCGTTGACAACGATGTCGGCAAAGCGGCCGGAGTCGAAGAAGGCGAGATAGTGCCCGAGCATCCTGAGCTCGAGACCTGAGGCGTCAGCACCAACTTCCACCATCCCAGGTCCTGGCCCAAAGAGGGCGCGACATCGAGGGTCAGAAGAAACCTGTCCGAGGTTGGGAGATCGATGTGCATTGCGGCCGGTGTTGGTGGCTAGGGAGCAGCTGTGGTGGATCCTACCATGCCGGGTCACCTGCTTGAGCCAGGAGTTCTTTCCTTCGCTCAGTTGGCCGAGACCCTTTTGGAGCTCGAGCATTCTGGCGAACTGGGGAGCCTCAGGGGCGTCCAGGGCCAGCAGGACCGACTCGTCAATCTTGGGCTTGCCGGTGTCGGTGAACTCCTCCGGCACCCAGCCGCGCCAGGTTTGGAAGACCCAGGCGATGTGATCCCGGGAGGTTGGATTGAAGTCGACTAGCCGGGTGAAGGGGACTCCTTTCTTGTAGCCGAGGCCTTGATTGTCTCGTTTGGGAGTGAAGGATTTGCCGGCCACATAGGGGAAGGCATCACGGAGCTGAGCAGCTAATTCCTCGGACTCAGATCGGAGCACGCTTTCCAGCTGTTCTCCTGCCTTGACGTCGAAGGGCCAACCGTAGCGTTCCTGGATAGCCATGATGCGGGCACAGTCGTGCTCCATCTTGACCGAGCGAGCGAAGGCTTCAGCTTTAGGTTGAAGGCGCTTCCAAAGGAGGCTTGTGACCTCTACGTCGCGGACGCAGTAGTCCTGCATCTCCTGGGACCAGGCGGACCAGTCGGCATGATCCTTGTAGTCGCCTTTGTGGTAGTCGAGACGCCAACCCCAGGCCTCCAGGCTATGTCGGCCGTAGAGCTTCATCGGCATATCCTTCTTGCGGATCTTGTAGTCGATCCCCAGGATATGGGGGAAGAACTGCCGAGAAAGGATTAGGGTGTCGCAGAGTTCGATTTCCTTGGCGTCGAACCAGGGGAACATCTCATGGAGCACCTCGATGTCGTAGCCGACGATGTTGTGGCCAACCAGGAGGTCAGCCTCAGCCAGATAGCTCACGCCAGTCGAGATCGACTCGTGGGTGCCCTGGTCGTTGTAGACGTGGACCTCATTGGTGTCCAGGTCGCGGGTCACGAGGCAGTGGATCGTGTCGAACCCCTGCCGCATGAAGCCGTTGGTTTCTAGGTCGAAAGCAAGTCTCAAAATGGGGATTCCTCCTCAGATGGTGGGAAGTATCCGGAGAGATCTTCGAGCATCCTTCCGGTTGTTGAATTGTAGCACACCTTCCCGGCGGGGCCAGTGCGTCCGTTGTGCCGGGACTTGAGAACCCGAACAGTTGTCCCGTTCTCACCCTCCTCCAGGTCCCGCTCTAGGGCGATGACGCAGTCGGAGAGCTGGCCGATGGATCGGCTGCCGCGGAGCTGGTTGAGGTGAGCACGGCCACCACTCTCGTGTGACTTGCCGCCGCCCTGGACACCGGTGAGGTGGCTGATCAGGAACATGCCGCAGTTGGTTTCCTCCACGAACTGCCTGAGGCGAGTCATGGTGACGTCGATCAGTTTACGCTCGTCGCCGTCGTCGTTCCCTGATACCAGGATCGAGAGGTGGTCGACAAAGAGCCAGTGGCATTCCTCAGCCATGACCATGAAGCGGAGCTCGTTCAGGAGTTCCACAGGGTCGACGGCCCGGAAGCCGGAGTTGAAGACCACCCGGCCAGAGCCGACGGAGTTGTCAAAGGCTTTTCGAAGATCTTCAGCGGGGATGCTGTTGTCTATGTGAAGGGGTCTGTTTGCCTCCACGGTCATGAGCCTGAGGGCACACCGTTGGAGCGATTCCTCGAGGGCCACATAGCCTATCTTCTCGCCCTGCTGGACGAGGTGCTGGGCTACTTCACCGCAGAAGGTTGATTTGCCGACGCCGGTGCCAGCTGTAAGGGTGACCAGTTCGCCACGCCTGAGGCCGCCTGTAAGGTCATTGAGATCGCTGTAAGGCCACAGAGCATCCCGACCGCGAAGTGGGGCAGAAACGAGCGCAAAGAGTGATTCACCGGACACAACGGCTGCAGGACGCCAGGGCTTCTTGTTCCAGATGGCTTGACGAACATGTTCAGGTGCAGATAGGAGGGCTTCGTTGGCGTCCTTGAGGGGCGCGGCGGTAGCGATAAACGTCCGAGCACCTGGCAGCAGGGGGGCGCATTCTTGCGCTGCTGCTTGGCCGGCGTCGTCGTTATCGAAAAAGAGGATGATTTCCTCGAAGTTGAGGAGGTACTTGAGGTTGGCCTGGATGGCCTTTTTGGCAGCCTTGGCTCCCAGGGGGACCGAGACGACAGGCCAGTTGGGTCGGCACTGCCAGACGGCTAGGGCATCCAGCTCGCCCTCGGTGATCACGATCGATTTGCCTCCTCCGAAGAGGTGCTGGCCGAAGAGGGTACCAGGGAGGTCACCGGTTACCGGGTGGGTCTTGTCCTGGTATTTTGATTTGTAGGCTACGAGGCGACCGGTCTCGTCGTGGTAGGGCAGAATGATGCGCTTTTTGACGGCATCAAGACGGACACCGAACTTGCGGCAGGTCTCAGCGGAGAGGCCGCGACTGCGCAGGGCTTGCACCTCGCCAGGAAGATCGACGGCAGGGGCTTGTGATTCATGCTGCTCGCCATCAGGCCCGG